GGCTCATAGTAATCTACTTCTTTTAAATCACTCATTACAAAGTTATCTGCAGAACGATTAAGAGGCATTCCTGCTATAAGTCCTGCTATTGCTACAGTGTATTCTTGTGCTGTAAAATCTCCATATATAGATTTGTAAGTTCCAGTATTTCCTAGCTCAACTACTGCTACATGATCTGTATTGTCAGCAAAGCTGGAAACATATTTTACTGTTTTTCCTATTGCTCCATCATTTCCAAATACTTGTTTAGTCCAAATTACAAGCTTTTGGTCATCTGTTTCTTCTGCTCCAGGATAAGCTAACCAATGCATTTTTCTTTCTTTAAATTCACTCAAAACATCATCTAAATTTTCTCCTGTTTGCAATACTCTAATTAATATTTTCTTAGCCCCATAATGCATTGCTAATTTAATATACTTAACATTTTTAGCATCCCATTCATCATCTTTTAGATCAGCTATTGTTTTTAGAATATTCCATTTTGTAGTTTTCTTAGTATCTTTTAATATTAAGCAAACTATACCTCTTTCACTTCTTTGTATAGCAGTTGTTGCAAGAGTTTTAAATTCTATGTTAATGTTTGGACTAGCTTTTATTTGTCCTACTTCATTTCCCATTAATTGCGACCTCCTTAAATCTTAATTTTAAAACCTTTAAATTTCACTTCTAAATCTTTCATAAGTTCATAATCATAAGGTTTTCCATATAAATCATATAAACTTAATGTAAATACATAATGACCAACTCTATCTACAATTTTTATATCTGTATTTTTTAAAGTTAGAAATCTATCCAGTACATGCAAAACCTTTTTACCTTCTATTTCCAAAGCATTATCCAAATTTTCCAAATTCTCTAATATTTCAGCATTAGTTAGTTTTCCATTAGTTTTTGGATAATAGATAATATCAATATCTATTGTTTTTAGTTCTCTATATTCAGAATTAAATTCTTTCTTATAGCTAACTAAATCTATGAAAAAACAAGGTTTTTTGACATTATCTATATCCTCACTATGTGGATTTACTTTTAATTTTTCAGAAATAATCTTATTTAATGCGTTTCTTATATCTACCCATTTCATTTCCTTTTTAATAACCTCCCATAAAAATTTTTTAAATCTTTATAGAATTTAATTTGTCTCATAGCTACTGCTGTTCTAAGCATAAACCTACCTCTGACAAATTTTGTTTTACTTCTTCCTGCTCTATGACCATACTCAACATGAGCAGCATAATCTGTCATAGAAAACACAATTTGAGAGAATGCTTTTCCAGTTAATCTTTTTCCATTTTCTCTTTGCCAAGAATTTTTTAAAGTTCCGGTATCAACTGGAGTTAATTCTTTAACATCTTTTTTTAACTCTTCAGCTTGTAACATTAAAAATCTTTCAGTAGCTTGTGGAGCTTTTGTCTTTATTTCATCAAGAATTTTGTCAAACTTTTTAAAACCTTTAAGCTCCATAATCTACCTCATTTTCAGATACTTCTGTCAAGACTATTTCCTTATGTTTTATTATGTTGTAAGCTAAAGGTTTTGATGCCTTGAACATATAAACAGCTCCGTCAGCTTTTCTTATAACTTTAAGTAAGTCATTTTGTTTTATATCTACATCCAAACCTACAAAGAGTTTATATTCTTGACCACTACTATTAATCATTCCTGGCGTAACACTTCTCAACCATTTTTGTGAAAGTCTACAAGGGATATCTTTTAATATTTCTCGTTGTTCTCCATATGCTCCACCGTACTCATCTACTATTACAACAGATCTAATAACAGTAACTCTATCACTATGTAATTTGTCTAAAATACTCATACAGTACCAACCTTTCTAAATCTAAATAATTGACTCTTTAAAGATAAGAACATTTCACCAGTTGTATTATTAGATGTGTCATATTCTATTGTGGTATCTCCTTCAGTTACTTTAGAAATATTCTCTTGTAAGTTTGTTTCTTCAATAGTTTTTAATGCTAAATGCTCTGCAAATGGTTCTATAAGTTCAACTGGAAAATCATCTCTGTTCATAAAGTTTAGAGATTTTCTAACCAAAATAGTTACTTGAATTTTCAATCTAGCTTCATTGCTAATACTTGTTAATTCTTTCACTTTTTCAATTATTTTGTTGTAAATTTCTTCCATATCTAACCTCCCAATATGAAAAAAGCAGGAGTTTTTATTCTCCTGCCTCTGTCACAAGGTTATTATTTCTCAATACTTCTATTTCTGTTTCATCAGATGTTGAGTAAACTCCATCTTTGAATTGAATAGAAGTTCCAGCTATGATTAGATTTTTATAACTAGATTTAAAAGTTATTTCTTTTGCTGTTTCAACAGTAGCTATTTCTTCCACTACTTCATTTTCTTTTTTAGTATCTTTTGCCATTACAACCTCCTATGATATTTTTATATTTTTATATTTTTAACATGTACTTGGAAAGGCAATTTTGTTATTTGATGTGCATATTCTCCATGTAAGAAATAATTATCAGCTAATTCTGTCTTAGCTCCAATTTCTTCTTTAATTGGATATAATTGTTTTATTCTAGCTTCATTTAAGTTCATTAATATAAACTCATTTTCTACTAATGAAGTAGCAGGGAAAACTGATACAACACCTGATGTAGTAACTATTTCTTCTATTATAGTTCCTGTTACTTTTTCTTTTATATCAGCTCTAACTATATCTTTATTCAATTTATTAATATTTCTTAAAATAGAGTAAGGAACACACAAAGAGTATTTACCAGCTTTTAAATCAGCTGCTCCTGGATTTCCTTTATCAACTATTGCCTTTACGGCATTATCTAATAAATCTAATGAAAAAGGTTGATTATTAGCATCTATAACTATTCCATGTTCTTTGATTAGTGCTTTTACCCCACCTGACATTCTTAAACTTCCATTTGTGAATTTAACTCCATTTAAGAATTTGTTTTCCATAATTCCTAATAACTCATCTTTTTTCTTTTGAGATTCCAATTCCCTTACAGAAAGTCCACCTTGTCCATGTGGGTTTAAATGCTTAGCTGTTTCTGTTACTTTATATTGCTCGTAAATAATTCCAGTAACATTAGTAATATGAACTGGTAATCTAACAGTTGAAGGTTTTAATTCTCCCCCTTCTTCCATTTCTATACCTAAACTTTGCACCAAAGTACCCACTGCTATATTTCCAGTAGTAGAAGTCGTTCCTGCATATCCTCTTGTAACCTCTGCCTTATTGTCTGTTTTAACTTTAGTTATTTTTACTATTTCATCGCCAATAGATAATAATGCATCCTTTACTAATACATCTTCATCTACAACTTGAATTTCAGTACCAGCTGCTGCTAATGCGGCTTTTAAAGTTGATGATACTTTTCTTTCATAATGGTCTACCCATTCAACAGTAGTAGAGTCAGTTTTATCTACTCTTCCACCTCTTAGAATATGAGATATAATAGGAGAAACATTAGGATCCACTAATTGTAATTCTTCTAAAATATCATTTGAAATAAATTGATTTCCTGAATGTAATTTGTTGTCTATATTTGCCATTATTCATTACCTCCTGTATTTTGTTCTTCAAATTCTTGCTTAGCTCTTGTATACTTAGCTCTATCTTCAATAGAACCAGTTTCAAAAGCCTTTTTCTTTAATTCCTCTAATTGAGCCTTTTTACCAGCTCCCCCATTACTTCCACCATTCATTGCTCCTGGTACTCCACTAGCACCAAGAGATTTTACATATTCTCCCATTACTTCTGCAAAACCTTTTACAGATGCTTCTATTTCTTCTTCTGTAGCTCCAGTAATTCTATCTAAAAATTTATCTGGCATTTTGTACTTTGCTAATGTAGTTCTTTTGATTTCATCTGTTTTTATTTTTGTAAGTTCAGCATTTTTGGCATCTAAATCTTTTTGAATTTTATCAATTTCTTTTTTGTGCTTTTCTTCTGCAGTAAGATTAGCATTTTTTATTCTTTCTTCATAATCTTCAATAGATTCATTATGCTGTCTTTCAAGTTCTTTTTTAGCTTTTTCAAACTTTTCATTTTCTCTTTTAAGTCTAGTTTCAATCATTTTGTCAACTTCTTCTTGAGTAAATGTTTTTGGTTCTCCTGGTTCTGCAAATTGTTGAATATTAAGTTTAAATCTTTTCATTTTATCCTCCTGTTTAAAGTCCTGTGTGACTATTTTCCCGGATGTTTAATGTCCCTCAGTACGACAAACTTATTTTTTTACTTTAAGTTCTTTAAGTAATTTATTCAATTTAAGATGTTCAACAAATGATATTATTCCAATAATGATAAAAGATATTATTAATATCCCAAAATAAATTATCAATGGTAATAGAATAATAACCCATTTATAATTTATCCAGCCAAATATTTTACCTAATATTAATCCTGCCTGAATAATTGTTAGTAAATGCTTCATAGTACCCCCTTTCTTTGTAATAAAAAAAGCACCTAGTTTTTAGCTAAGTGCTTTTGGTTTAATTATTTTATTTAGTTCTTTCTTTAAAAAAATCTTTCCAGTAAGGGTTTTCTTTATCAAAAATTTCTTTTTGTTCTGGTGTTAAGTTGTGTGGATAATCTGCAAATAAATTAAAGATTTTTATTTTATCAAAACTAAACATGTGTTTACCAACAGAATCTAAATCATCTATCCACCATACTCTATCATTTTTATTTTTCTTATAAAAATCACTTAGCATATCCACCTTCTCCTTTATTTTGTTTATCTTTAGCTGTATTTATGTAACCTAATAGGTTTTTAAATTCCTCACTATTCTTGCAAGAATCTACTTCTATTAAAACATTTGATTTTTCAAATTTTATACCACCAACTGAATAAGAAGTTTGACATCCAAATCTAGTTTTTAAAACAGAACTGTCTAATTTTTTAAAGCCATTTTCTGTTTCTGACTGCAACTCTAAGTATTCAAAACCTCTATTCCCTATTCTTATTATCGCTGCATGTTTACCTGTTTCTAGATAATACTCTTTTTTTTCTTCTACAAAAGTAAGTAACTCTTTAACAGCATTGTAATCATTTGCCCTTTTTATAACTTTACTTTCAATACCATCTAAATTAGCAATTTCAACTATGTTTCTTGTTGTGGCAAAAATTTCTGTAGATATACCGCCTCTAAAATCTAAAACATCATACCCATTTCTATTTCCTATATAAGCAAATGCTAGAGAAGAACAAGAACCTTTTGTTTGGTCTCCTCCACCTAATTTTTTAATTATTTCTTCAGTTGTTAATTCTTTTTGTAGTTTTCTAATCTCATTATACTCTACTTTATCATTTTGAGCCCATGCCATTGTGAATGTATTAGGTATTGGTTCTTTAGTTATACTCTTATTTTCATTATTTGTCAATGCTTCTTTCTCGTTGCTTTCAATATCTTTTTCACCAATTTCTTCTCTACCTTGCTTGATTAAACTTTCATAATCAATAATCGGTATTGTTGTACTTCTGCATCGTGGATGCATTGGAGGATAATTAAGTCCGACTGCAATCTTTTTAATCTCAAATACTTCACCATGTAACTCTGAACAAATTTGACTGGTCCTACTGTCTAATGTAGCACTAAACTCATATTTTTCTATCCCAGCTTCTTTATATCCGTCTAAAGTTGCTTGATTTAAAGTATAATTAACTTCTGTTCTTAAAAGTCTTTCAACATCATTCTTTTTAGCTGTTTCAAATCTTTCAGAAACTCTTTTAGTCATGGTTTGTAAATTGATACCTTGTATCATCCCATTAACTATTTCTTGTTTTACTGTTTGAGCCAATTTATCTGTATTACTCCAAAGCCTTTCAGAAAAGTTTGCACCACTCCAGGGTCTGTCTAAAACAGCTTTTATTTTGTCTCTACTTACAATAACATTAATTCCTAAATCTTTTGTTACCTCTATAAAGATATCTCTATAAACTGATGTTAAAGCATTCTTAGCACTATCTTCAACTCCAAAGATAAGTTTTACCATTTCCATATCTACTTGTGCTTTAAGACTGTCTAAGTGGCTCATTCTACTTCTAGCAGCTAAGGTTTCAATCTCTAAATATAGTTTTTTAGCTTCTAAAGGTGCTGTTTTTAAAAGTTTGTTATATTCAGCCATATAATCGTGTAAATCTTTTTTCCAAACCTTATATTCATCACCTTTTAAAAGTTTTAAAGCCTCATGATAACTTAAATTGTTATCTTTCATATAAGTTGTACCTATTCTGCTAAGCTCTTTATTTATGTTTTGCTTAGCCTTTTCAAGTGCAATCTTATACTCTTTTTCAATATCTTGTATAGTAGAAAACACCTTAGCTTCCCTTTTAACTTGTCTTTCTTCCCAATAATCTCTATTCTTTTGAACCATTAGCACCAACTCCAATTGGAGTATTCATATCTTTTTCTGCATTGATATCTTCTTCAGCTTTTATTTTTTCAAGTTCAACTTTTGCATCTTCTATAAATGGCAATATAGATAAAATAGTTTCATGTGATACTATTCCTTGTAATTTTTGAGCTGTATCTGCTGCTTCAACTAAATTCTTAGGAATATTTCTTGTAAAGACTTTTTGAATATCCTTTGGACTAATTTTTAAATTATAGAAATCTATCATAAGTTGTAATCTTTGGTTAATAGCCTTTTTAAAATACATTTCTTTTTGTGCTGCTAATTGTTCTAGTGCTAATAACTTATAACCTAAAGCAACTCCTGAGCTATTTCCTGAAAACTCTTTGTCCTGCATATCTGGTATCATAGAAAACTTATGAATATCTTGATTCAATCTATTTTTATTGTTTTGAGCATAAGTATCATTAACTTGTTTTATTAACCACTTAGCATCACCATCATCATTAATTAGCATTAACTTATTTTCTTTCACTTCTTTTAAAGTTTCTTTATCTGTTCCACCTACATTTGTCAAAACTAAAATTGCATCTGTAAAATCTGTCATATCATCAATAGAAGTTGATGTGATAGTATTATATCCATCTATTAAAGAGATAACATTTTTAAAATCTCCATTTGCTCTTTTGTTATTCAAAAACTCAATAATTGGAACTTGATTAAATCCGTGTAACTTACTTTCACCTTTTGTAAATGGAACTTCTCTTTTTCCATCTTCGTTGATGTATTCATAAGTTGTAATATTTCTATCATCATAAACTTCTAAAGTATATTGCCATTTATTATCTTTAGTCTTTACTCTATCCCATCTAACTGCAGCTATTATATTTTTTTTAACAGTTTTATCTCTTAAAATAACACAATCCCTCGGATCAATAACTATATTTCCAATAGTATTATCCAAATCTTTATACCAAAGTTCATAAGATTTTCCAAACACACTTAAATTAGACGCGTGTTCAAAGTTCTCTTGTTGCTCTTCTTCTGTTGCTAAATATTCAGATAACTTTTCAAAGTCTTTCTTAAATTTTTTTTCTTGTAAAGTATAAGATATTGACTTTCCTAAAAAATATGCAGTAGCTATTGTTGATATATATTCAGGATAATTATTTACTAATTTAGCGTCTTTTTTATCAGCTGTTCTGTCTTCATTTTTTAATATTTTATGTTTTCCACTATAATAATCTTCCATTTTTTGCAACTCTGGTAATTCATCTTTTATAAATGCTTCAAGAGCTTCTTTTAATTCCTGTACATCCATTAGTCCTCCTTTCTATCTTATTCCAAGGCTATTTCTGTCTATTGTTCTAATTCCACTATTTCTCATATAATCTTCCAGTGCATACCTCATAGCATCCATAAGATGGTTAAAATCATCAATGGGTTTATTTACTGCTTTCCCAAATTTATCCTTATCCCAAGCATAGTTAGAAATTTCTGTCAAAAAATTTACACATCTAGGATGGATAAAAATTTTAAAATCTTGAATAAACTGTATTCCAGCATTAATGCTATCTTTCCCTTTTTTAGAACCTTTTATTCTATAAAGTCCTAAACCTTTCAAATGGTCTATACTTTTTGGCTCTGCACTATCGGCAACTATAATTTCTTTTTTAAAACCTAATTTTTCTATGTTGTTGTAAATAGCTGTATTCTGCATCCCTTTCTGATATATTTCATCAAAAACATAAATTTCTTTTTGTTCCTGATCCAATATTCCACAAAAAAAAGCAGCTGGGTCATTAGTATATCCAAAATCTAGCCCAAATACTGCTTTTGCTTTTTCTCTTTTATTTAAAATTTCTCTCCAATCAAATTCTAACTCTTGCCAATTTTCATAGACAAGTCCATCTACTATTCCCCAGTTACCAAGTCCAGCAACTTGATATCTACGAGGGTTATTCTTTTTCATATCCTCAAATAATTTCTTATCAGCTTCATCTAGCCATTCGTTACATAAGTAATTGGTTGTAAGAGCCAAAATATTTTCATCTTCTTTATCAAAAAATCTAGCTTTTAGCCAATGTCTTTCATTCCAAGGGTTGAAGCTAATAATTATTTGTTTAAATAGTGGTTCTTCTACAATACCTCTGATACTTTCATCAAGCATATTAAATGCTGTTTCATCTGTCAACTCATAACATTCCTCTACCCAACACCAACACAAACTACCAACCGAAACTGAAATTGATGTAATTTTCAATGGATCATCAAAACCCCTAAATAAAATCTTTTGCCCAGTTGGTTTATATGTCATTTCAAGTGGACTTTCTTTTAATTCCCAATAGTCTTGAACTTGAAATCTATTAATAGCCCATCTTAAATCTGAATAGCAACTATCTTTTAAAGTTCTAAAAACTTTTCTTACAACAAGAGTATTAGCATTCTTATATTTCATCATGTTATAGATTATCCATAGAGCTGTTGTCTTACTCTTTTTTGAAGCTCTTGACCCTTTAACTACCTTATACCTACCCTTGAAGTTCCAAAATGATTTATAGCCCTTTCCAACGATTTGAGGTAAACTTATTTTTATAAATTTACTCATCTAAATCATCTTCTCCAACAATCATAACTGGCAAAGTCCCTTCAATTTTAGTTTTATCAGTGAATAAAGCGTATCTCTTTCCTAAGAGTTCTGCTGCTTTTATTCTTTCCTTAGCTGATACTTGCTTTTTCATTATCCTAGCAGAAGAAACTCCATCGCCTTCACCCTCAACTACTACAACTTCTTCTTGTATTTCACCTCTCATCATTGCTGTTAAATTCTGCAAAACTTCTTCTGCAGATGCTATTCTTTCAGATTCTGCTTTATCCATTAATTCTTTAACATAGGCTTTTATGTCCGTTTTTGTCAAGTTTTCGCTACCAACTTTTCTGGCATTCTTTTCTTTGTATCCAGCTTTTATTGCAGCATCAGTAGCATTTCCACTAGCTACATAATATTCACAAAAAGCCTTTTGCCTTGCATTTAATTTCAATGCTACTTCACCTCCAGTTATTATAATTAAAAAAACTCCCACATAGGAACGTATCCTGTACATCTAAGTACTGTGAGAGTATTGACATTATTATGGCTGGGGATATTGGACTTGCACCAATGACATTTTGCTTAACAGGCAAACGCTCTAACTAACTGAGCTAATCCCCAATATGGCAAGACTTTTTTATAGTAGAGTCTTGAACTACTCCAGAGTAAAATGCTTTTAAAAAGCCTTCTGGTTATTTCACATGATACCATTATATATCATATAAAAAACACTTACAAGGGCATTTCAGGTGCAAAATAGGTGCATTTTATGAAATTAATTTATTTAGTTTTTCCAAAATATCATTTTGAAATAAATTTGTAGCTATTTCCTCAACTAATAAACTTTTATTTCTTTTTACAGTACTCTCATCTATGCCTAATTTATTAGCTACTCCCTCAATTCTAAAATGCTGGAAGTAAATCAAGGAAATAATTTCTTCATATTTTTTTCCTTGAATAAAAGAAAGTCCATAATCAATAAATTCAATAAGTCCATTTATGTTTTCTATTTCCTTAATCCTCTCACTTTTTATAATCTCTATTTTTTCTAGGTCACTCAGATTATCCTTGTTAGTGGCTTTTATCTCATTTATAGAGTATATTTTTTTTAATTCAATACTATTCAAACTATTTTTTAAATATTCTTTTCTATTTTTTAAATTATTATAGTTCACAAGTAATCTTTCAGTTCTTTGATATGGAGTCAAGTTTTCTTCTTGATTTATTTTTATAATTTTTCCATCTTTAATTTTTATTTCATATTCTCCATTCCCTAATTTTTCAATTATTTTTTGAAGTTCTTTTATATCTTTTGTTGCCATTACTACCCCTCCACTTTTAAATTTAATATATCTTTATATGCCTGTAAATATAAAGTGCTAGAATATTCTCCTGTTTTTCTTTCTATAACAACAAACCAATTATAGCCATTCCATTTAATATTATTATAATCTTCTGTTGTGAACTCAAAATCTTCAATATCCTCTCCAAATTTTATTGGTTCTTGCTTTTCTGGATATGCTATATCTCCTAGCCAAAATCCATTATCATTAATTAAATTTTCAAAACTATCATTAAATCCAAAACTATTTGGCAGTATTGGAAATATAGTTTTTACAATATATCCTTGTTTTTTTAAATCTTTTACTATGTGTTCTAATGTCATATTAATCCCATTCCTTTCCAAGCTTAATTGTATTATCTATCATAAAATCATCATTACTTTCTTTTGCTATTAATCTTTTGACCCACTCTAAAGCTTCTATCTGTCCTTTTGCTTTAGAATATTCTTCTATACTTTTAGTAACATTATTATCATAATCTATTTCAAATTGCTTACTCTCAATTTTTTCAAATAATTCTGCTTCATCTATCATAACTAATTCCACTCCTTTAATGATTAAATATATTACCTAATAGTATTAAAAACAATAATAAATTTAAAGTTCTTTCATCAATTTCATATTTATCTTCTTTTATTTTATTAATATTCATTATTTTTCTCCTAATTTAGCATACATGATCTTCTTCCAGTCTAATTACACTGTCATCAACTTCTTTAAGCCACATAGCTTTAAAATCTTCAAAAGTCTTAACTACATCTGTTATCATAGACTTTAAAACTACTCCAATCATATTTCTTTTGTGAAAATTAATAGTTCCAAACATCATTATCACTAGAAACATAGTTCTAAGAAGTTCCAAATTATCGCCAGTTTCTTTGTGTTCACATTCTGCAAATACTCCATCTAAAACTTTTAGTATTTCTTTTTCTGCATTGTAGTTTATATTCTTTTTGAACTTATCTACAATCTTGTCAGATGCTTTTATAGTTCTAGTTAGTATAGCTTTGTAATATCTGTTTAAAACCATACTCTCTTTATCCCAAAGCTCTCTATTGATTTTTAGGTATTTGTTTATTAAATACATAAGTGTAATTCCTTGCATATCTCCATCTTTGTGAGTAATCCTTATCTTTTGCATAATTTACTCCTTATATTCTTTTATGAAATCATCCAAGATATCCCTAGCCATTTCATAATTTTCACTAAAAATATTTCTGAAAATACTATCTAATTCAAAAGCATTTTTTACATTCAAATCTTTTGCTATTTCAGAAATGATTTTACTCCATTCAACACCTAAATCTTTTTCTAATTCATTAATATTAATAATTTGTATAACTGCATATTTATCACGACTATCTCTTTCTATCACCCATTCCAAATACTTAGCAGCTTTTTTATAATCTTCCTTACCATTTTTCTTTTCTGCTCTAATTAAATATTTAAGAATATTCCCAAGACAGAAAGCTACAAAGCCTCTTAAGCCTAAAACTCTTTTAATTATTTCTATACTCTCAATACCACAACCAAGTTTATAGTGGTTTGGATTATTTACATTGTCTATATTTTTATTTTCCATATTTAGTTCTCCTCCATATCGTTACTTTGATTATCAAACATAGTGCTCCATCATTTTTTAACAGTGCTAGATCAGTGCTCCAAAAAGTGCTCTATTTTCTTTGTTTTATATTGGTATTAAAGAAAAAGTGTTCAAAGTGCTAGATTTTTGCTTTAAACTCTTTTTTTTATTTCTTATATATATATATTTATATTATTTTTATAAAAAAGTATAAAAATAATCGAACACTTAGAGCACTTTCTCTTATTTTTCAATACTTAAATGATATAAATGTAGCACTGAATCGAACACTTAATGTAGCACTGTCATCAACAATCGAACACTGTTAAGTATAAAAAATATTTTTTTATACTAAGTAATTATTTTTTTCTAATTTTTAACTTGCCATTTGTTTTATAAGTTTCAAACCCAAGTGCTTCCAATTTATGAGAAAATCTTTTTTTACTTAATGCTCCATAACCACTTTCATCAC